GTGGACCCGTCCGCATCAACGGGGACGATATTGTGTTCCGCGGTACCATGGCGGAATACGATCGTTGGAGGGCGGGGGTTAACAAATCCGGTCTAGTCCTTTCACCCGGGAAGACGATGGTTGATCGTCGTTACTTTTCGCTGAATAGTACTCTTTTCAAGGCTTTTGACCGAAGGGTTGATATAGTACCTTGTATTCGTTCCACTGCCTTCGGCCTTCGGACCGATTGTGGTGGGGTGGAAACTCTGCGAGGGAGGTACAACTCGTTTTGCCCTGGGTTTTTTGGATCCAGGCGGTCACTGCTTCGGGTTGAGTTCTTGAAGTGGAATGCTAAGTATATCCTGTCTTCGGACAGGTCTATTTCCCGTGGACTAGGTCTTCCTGTCTACCGTCATGAGCTTATTCATAGCCACCTCTGGGATCGAGAGGCCCATTACCTTTCTATGGAGGTCGAAAGACCTCTTCCTGTTTCGAAAGGGCATTTGGAACAGGATAAGATCCCGGAGGGTTGGGAGCTACGTGAGGTGGACAAGTTGACAAAGAAGATGCGCGAAAACCTCCGTCTGATTGGGCCTGAGTTTATAGCTTGTGCCTGGTCGGATCCTAAGCGTATTGGAGGTTTGGACAAATTCGATTACAAGGCCGAGGTTGTTAGGACGGGTTCTGGTCCTTTCCTTGGCCACTGCAGGAGGCCGCTAAAACGGTTGGCTGCCTTGCTGGGGTTGTCTCCGGCCAACGCTCGGCGCTACTTAACACCTAGTGTTAGGCGTCCGGTGGAGTATTGGTGGAGGCGTAATCGGATTCGAGTGTGGCAACCAGTCAGTCCCTCACGGGTTACTGAATCGCGCCAAGAGAGTGATGAGGTTGTGGAGGTGGTGCATGGTTGTTTCCGTGCGTTTCCTCCGCCTCCTTGTCTTTGTGAACAGTGATAGGCCAGCTCTGGCGAAGGGGACTATGAGCCCCGACCACCTGCGGCGTTGCCTTCGGGCCTGTAGGTGAGGATGGACCCTAGGTGGATTCCTAGGGTACGGGAATCGTAAGATTGCTGCGTAACAGGCGGAGTCGAAACGACTCTTCGCCACGAGTACGTGGTAGCAGCTGCGACGCGGGTTGGAACCCCGTGATTGACACCCGGTAAGTTGTCGTCTGCGTCCGAAGCTCCTTCGGGAGTGATGGGCTAGCGTCAGAGCAAAGTGAGATGGGCCGAAGCCTCTCGACAATGTCTTCCACGGACGTAAAAC